TCTTGGGCAGTGGCACGGAACTAAAACTTGTAGATGCAGAAAATGACCGTACCCGGTTGAATCAATTAAATAATCAGATTGAGGCAATACGCAATAAGGGGAAGATCAACATCTTCGATTTGATGTCTTTGCAGAAATATAAGCAGGAAGCGGAAAAACTTCAAAAACGTGTTTCGGCATACGATGAAGGCGGTGCATACGGGTATCAACGTGCCTTGATGCAAGAACAACTTTCAGAGTTGGAGAAACAGCGGCAAGCCGAAATTGACAAGAAGAAGACGGATGATAGCAAAGTGGCTGATTATGAGAATCAGATTGCGGAGATGAAACAGCAAATAAAGGATTTTGCCGAAGAAACGGCTGAATCTCTTTATGGCATTAATTTGAAAGACTGGGCTTCGCAGTTGGGAGATGCCTTGTATGAGGCATGGCAGAAAGGCGAAGATGGTGCTGAAGCTTTCAAAAATAAGGTTGCCGATATTATGGGTGATGTTATGAACTCCATTCTCAAAATAAGTATTTTGGAACCGGCCATGCAACAGCTTCAAAAGATGCTTTTTGGTGAGGATGGAATGAGTGGTTATTTCGGCAAGGATTTCTCTCTTGACGAAAGGGAGTTAGAAAGTATTGCGGACTATCTAATGGGGGTCAGTGAGAAAACCGATGATTACTATTCCATGCTTGACAAACTGAATAACTATATGGAAAAGAAATATGGTATCAGCATGAAGGAAGAGGAAGAAGACAGTGGAAGTGGTTTATCTAAAGGCATACAGAATGTTACTGAAAATACCGCTAACCTTTTGGCTTCTTATATAAATGCAATCCGGGCTGACGTGAGTGTCAAACGGGAGTATGTGCGCAGATTGGTTGAAGAATTGTTCCCGGCCTATAATGTAATAGCACAAGCGCAATTACAACAACTGACAATGATACAGATAAATACAGCAAAGAATGTGGAATTTGTGGAAGAAATCAGAGATATACTGCATAGGAATATAAACGGTGTAAACAAATTTAATGTATGATTATGAACAGATTAAATAGTGAATTGAGAGGCCATGCCGTATCGTATGGCCTCTGCACACAATGGCAAGGTGACTGGCAAAATAATAAAAGCCAGCAAGAATTGATCGGAATGTATATACGGGGTATTGATTTTTGTATTGAACACGATTATCCGACAGTGGAATATATAAAAGGTAATTTTGACCGGAGTCTGCTTCATCAAAACCTTATTTTTGTTGATGAACCAGTGACCGGAGGCAACAATGGTGTATATGTACTGAACGGTAAATGTTCAGGCAAACTTTCTTTCGGTAAATTTACAGCCGCTACTCTCCATTTGCGCCATGATAGTGAATTGACTCTTGAAGTGGAAGATTGCGCCAAAGTTTTTGTGAGTGTATATGATCGGGCTAAACTACATGTAAGGCAAAGCGATGTGGCTAAAGTTTATGTATATGTTCATGGTGGAAACTGTAAAATAGAATCCGAAGGCAATGTTATGGTAAGATATAAAAAGAATAGGGACTAACACGTTTTCTGCAATATATTTATTTACAGTATTTTATATTTCTAAATTATTTGAACGGTATCATAAATTGCAACCAACATCTTGTCACAATACGGTAGATACGTGCATTATTTATATTATGTCTAAATTTTAGAGTAAATATAACTGTTTTTATTTACCGATTCTTACCGTTTGTTACTGATGTTTACCGAATTTATTTTTCTGATTTTTAGTCTGTTGTATGGTGAAAATATCGTTTTTATATTTGTGTCGGAAACAATGCTGTTAGGTTCATTTCGTGGTTGTCATGAACTGGAGTAAAATATTATAGGGCATTCTCTTTGAGGCAGGCAACCACATTAGGCTTCATCGGGATTTGCCCTTTCTCTTTATTATTATGTCAAGTGTGACTATTATATTAAGGAGGGTTCAGTAGGTACGAGTAATGGCGTATTGGGGTTCGATTCCCTGCCTACTACAAGATCGGACAAAATAATTCCCCAAAAGCGGAGATGTCCGAGCCGCTGATGGGGAAAACATTAACTTTATAGTGCAAAGATATGGAAAATTTTAATCAGTTAATACCTATTGATGAGGGAAAAGGTAAAAAAAGAACAATGACCTCCTTACAGATTGCGGAAATTACGGGCAAAACTCATTCAAATGTAATGCGAGATATTCGCAATATCCTTGAACAACTGGAAGAAAAACATAAATTCAATTTTGAATTGATGTTCAAAATCACAAAGTTAGGGAATAACGCAGAAAGAAAAGACCCTTATTATCTTCTCACTAAAAAAGACTGCTTGCTTCTCGCAAGTGGTTATGATGCAAACTTACGAGCCAAAATTATTAATCGTTGGGAAGAACTTGAAGAAAACAAGCGTGAACTTTCCCGTAAAAGGGAGAAATCTTTGTTAAGTAAAATCTAAATTTATAATATGAAAACAAATCAAGAAATGGTGCGATACATTGATAGTTTTTCTGTGGTTCAGCGCACGAGTGATGGTTATTTTGACGGAACTGAATTGCTTCGGCAGTGGAATAATGTAGAAGGGAATCCGAGAAGGCAAATGAGTAAATTCTTAGAATCTGATAATACATCAGAGTTTTTGAAAGCTCTTGCAGAGGATGAAAGCCATAGAGCAAAAATGCTCATTGGTGAAAATCAACTACTTATAAAAGTTAAGGGTAGAAATACGAAAGAAGGCAAAACACCCGATAAAGTTTGGATGAATCCGCTTCTGTTTATCAAATTTGCTATGTGGATAAATCCGGCTTTTGAAGTCAAAGTATTACGGTTTGTGTACGATGAAATGATTCGCTATCGAAACGATGCCGGGGATGCTTACAAAGAACTTGGCTCTGCCGTTCAGAAGATAGTTCCTAAAGAGTTTATGCCGAAAGCAATGCAAAAGGTTGGGGAAGCATTGAATTGGGTTGTGTTTAACTCACATGAGAAAATGCTTCGCAACAAGCAGGGTGATGAAAGCAAACAACGCGAACTGTGGCAGCTTGAAAAGAAGGTGGCTGATTTAATCAACGAGGGATTCATTACCAACTTCGATAATTTAATATCATACCTTAGAAAACAATATTCAAAAAGGAACTATCCTGCCGTGTTCCAATTACAGCAAGAAAATACAAATTTTATCCACTATAAATAATAAATCAATATGGAATTAGTAGAATTTATGAGCAACAAAGAATGCGTTGTAGAAACATTCAAAGTAAATGGTCTTATTGCAAAAGACAATACGGTAACAGAGAAAGGTTTAATGGCTATACAGTTCTATTTAGATATGATAGAGCAAAAGAAGCCAGAATTAGAAAATTGTCAAACGGCTTATATGTCATGTAGTGAGGTGGAGGAATGGGAAAAGAAAAACGCTGCGGCTTCGGTAAGTTTTGACAGCGGAGGGGTAGTCGAGTTTCTCCCGATAGAAATGTTCTCAAAAGATGCTAAAATAGAAAAGGGAGGTGGCATAAAAGGTATGCTTATTTCAATGTGCGATTGCGCATGTGAAGATGAAATATCCGAAATAGTATCTTCAAATGATGAAATTCGTAAATTGAGAGATGCGCTTAACAAATATCTCGAAAGCTGAATACTTTTGGCTAAGAGTGGCAAAATGCACAAAATAAAATTGGGCTGACTTTGGAGCCAGCCTAATTATAATTTATACGCGAAAACATTAGCCAGATTATGTTAGCTCAATATTTAATGGTAGTCAGCGTTAAAAGACGTACTAATATCTTTATATTTAGAATATAATTTGATTTTATAAATATTATATGTTCCACGACCATTAAGTATAGACTTATCTACGCTTTTATTTGCGGATTTAAATATAAAATAATAATTACCATAAGGGATTGTAGTTTTATATTTTCCCGTATTGTCAATCGTACAACTATATTTTACTTTATTTGATTTGAGAATATCAACCAAACATATAGCTAATTCACCTTCTCTCCTAATTTGTTCTTCAGCGGAAATGTAAAAGTCATATTCTTTTAATTTGGCTATTGCTTGTTCTTGCCCAACAAGTTCTTTCCATTTGATGTATTGTAACAAAGATTCATACCCCATTTGTATAGAGTCATTTTTTAATTCAATATCTTGTTTGAAATATTTACATGGTATAATATATAATTTTGCACCAATATCGGCTTTCGTACCTGAACCATTGTCGTAAGTTACAAGCCCATTTACAGATGAATAACTAATCTGTTTGTTCTGCGAATAGGAAGTAAAACACATAATAGTATAAAGCAAAAAGAATAATATATTTTTTTTCATTTCTTATGTAATTTATTTAATAAATATTTTATGTCATTCTTGAATCTTTTTATATTAAAACGATTTTCGGGAAAATCGACATAGAAGAAAAATAGCAATGTTGAAAATGGTAGTATGACTACATAAAATATAATCCAATGCCACCCAGTAACACTAAAGCAGATCAGAAGAATCACTACTATCCAAACTAAAACTCCTAACATATAATAACCTCTTTTATAATTAAATACAAAAGTATTAATAAATAAAATTATGACAAATGATATTTTTTATGTTTTTCAACATACACGTGGAAGCAAGTTAGGGTTGAGTATAATAATCTACTAAAAAATGCTTTTATGGTATTATTTTCTATGATTATATAGAAAATACAATTATATTTGCGTTGAAATAAGATTAAAATATAAGGCCATAGAGCTTGTTGTGGAGACTAAATATCTCTGCGGCAAGCTCTTTTTTAATATGTGGATATGAACGAACCGTATTCTATTTTGATGCAGAAAACTACCGAGAATGCTCCGGTCAAAGACAGCTTGGTGCATTTTGGAATTGTGTGCACTGAATTTCCGTTCAAGCCGGGTGGGGAAACGAAAGATTTACCCAAACGGGATTGGTCGGATGAAGACGGTGAAGATACTTACATACCCGACAAGCTACCATTAAAAGCATACGACTTGGAGGCCGAGATGTGCTATAAGGGGGATTTGGGTACTGCATACGATAAAATTATGGCCTTTCAAAACTATCTTACGGGAGAGAATGGTGACGGTGCCACTTTGAAAATATATAACTCGCACACGGGTATCGGGCGACAAGGACTTTACTTGCTGGAGGTTGGAGATTTTGAATTTAACAAGTCCAATATGGATGAAGTCTTGACCTTCCCGGTAAAATTTAGAGTAACTGATCCTCGAACTCAAATAATCCCCTCGTATAGTGTTGCGGAACCGACAAAGATAGTTGCATTGGTTGAAAAAGTATAGCTGTATGGCATGGAAGGTTTATGATAAAACTGGCAATACGGTACGTTGTACGCTGAAAAGTTTGGAGTATAATGGTACATGGATGGGTGCATGTTTTGTGACAAGCACTCTGAAAAGTGCCGTGCCCATTCTTTTTGAGATAGGTGACTATGTTATGTACCGTGGCGAGAAGTTTGAGATAAACTATGATCCTACGGCATTAAAAAAGGCGGCAAGAAAAACTTCGGGAGAAGCGTTTGTTTATGATAACATAAAGTTTAACTGGCCGGGAGATGAATTGACGCGATGTGATTTTCTTGATTATGTGAAAAGTGATAATCAGATACACTTCACTTCTTTGCCAAAGTTCAGTTTCTTCGCTTCGTCTATACAAGATTTGGCAGACCGTGTTCAAGTAAATCTTGACCGTATATATACCGGAGCACAAAAATGGACGGTTGTCGTACACCCTGAATATGTGAGCACTACCAATGTAAACATTGATGTGAACAATATAAAGGTATGGGGCGCATTGGAGTTGCTCAATTCAAAATTTGGTGCGAACTTTGTTATTCGTGGCCGAACAATAACAATCGGTACTGCCGGTATTGCTGTGGGCAATATTTTCAAGTATGGACGTGGAAACGGTTTGTACGAAATTCAACGTACAGCCGATGCGGATCAACAGATTATTACGCGATTGCGTGCATACGGTAGTACAAGAAATATGCCTAACCGGTATTATAATAAGCTCTCAAACAGTTCTCTTACCAATTATTTGCCGAATAACATGGCCGTGGAAAATCTGATGTTACCTGATTTTCCTAAGACAACGCTTGATCCATATATTGACAGCAAGAATATTGCTGTGCTTGGCATTCGGGAAGGGAGTGTTTATTTTGACGGTACCGGTGATTTGGAAGAAATATGTCCTTCAATGGAAGGTATGACCGCCGAACAGTTGAAAGATGCAGGTATTTATGTATCGTTGGATGCCGGGGATAATGGCAATCTTGACGAAGTGGCTGATGCCGAACAACTGACAGATGATGGTACAATGGATAGCCTGAAAGAAGGTGAAGATGTCCCACCTTTTACAATAACGCTAAAAGATGTTGGTTTCAATATAAACGATTACCTAACTTCTGAAACAGCCACCATTAGCATGAAAAACGGCATGTGTGGTGGCCGGGATTTTGAAATAACCAAATGTGAGAAGAAGGGCAATAAATATGTGCTGACTTGTAACCGTGTATATGATGAAAGTCTGAAATTATATTTCCCATACAAGGATTACAATATAAAGTCCGGTGACAAGTTTGTCCTGCTTTATATTGATATGCCGGACGTTTATATTCAGGCCGCTTCACAACGGTTGCTTGCTACCGCGAAAAAATATCTTGCAAAGAATGACTATGTGCGCTATTCGTATGAACCGAAGGTGGATGATATTTTCATGGCACGCCAACATGATGAGGCTGTTGCAAGGGGGGAAGCAAGCATACATGATACTTTGAAAGAAGGGGACTTGATGCTATTCACTGATAGCGATCTTGGTATTGAAGGCAGCATCATTATTGATACCCTTATTATCAAAGAGGGAGAAAATATGATACCGAAGTACACTATGACACTTCGGGAGGAAAAGGCTGTTGGATCGCTTGAAAAAATCCAAAATCAGATAGACTCTATTGCAGGTGGTGGGCAGGGAACCGGTGGCTTGAATACCCAACAGATACAGTCTATCATCCGTTCACTGGGCAATCAGCTTTTTCTTTCGCGCACCCACAATGATACGGCAGCTGGGCTTATCGGCTTCTTAGCCGGTGCTATCTTTGGTGCAAGCGGTTTTGCAG